GGGCGTGAAATTGAAAGCTTTTTATCTTTGCTAACTGCTATTGATAAATCCCTTTCGTTTACCCTAGTCAACTCCACGCTGACTGTTTGCTGCGCGAACACGTTTGAAGCAGCGAAAAACCAGACTGGCGCCCCGCTGTACGCCAAAGTTAAAATGACCCGCAACGCGGATTTCAAGATTGACGAAGTGCCGCTTATTGTCGAAAGTTTTGTCTCTGGCAACAATGAACTTTTGGCGCAGTTGAACCAGTGGCATTCCATCGGCGTTACTAACATTCAAGCGGAAACAATCTTTGCCGCTTGGCTAGGTACGGAAGGGCAGCCTATGTCCACCCGCTTAGCGGGAATTGTCAACCGTTTGCGCGAATTGCACGCCACGGGCAAGGGCAACAAAGGTGAAACGGCATTAGACGCATTCGAAGCCGTGACCGAATATTACACCCACGAAAGCGCGGGTGAAACCGATAATGTTTTGAAACAATTTGAATCCTCAGAGATAGGAGCTGGGGCGCAGGCGAAAGCCGAATTTTTCGACTATCTTGTCAAAACTTTCGAAACGACGGCAACATTCGACGGGATTTGCAAAGTGGGAGAAAATATTCTAGTCGCAACACGTGCCTCTGCCGCCGCCAAGTAACCAACTAATCTGGGGGATAAGTTCATCCTATCCCCCAGACTTACTAACTAAAATCCTATCATCCTATCATATGAAAAAATCTTCCCGTCTTGCGGCAAGCTTAGCCGCCATTGCAAAAAAACCTTTGCCCAACCAAACCAATTCCCCCGCTTGGTGTGCCGCGCACCCTATAACTTCGGGAATTATTCCCCTTACTAACTATGTCGCCCCCAGGGGTAACTATTATCCTCGTGGGAAATAATAGAAGTTAGAACTTACTCGCAAACTTACTAAGTTGACCACTTAGTAAGTTTTTTTGTGATTTAATACGAACTTATGTTAATAGGTTGCCTAATACCAAACCACCGCAGCATTAGTGAGTAGGTCGCCTAATGAAAGCCAGGAGCAGAATTAGAATTAGGGCAGCTAATTATGAAAAATTTGAAAATTAAAAAAACTTATGGCAACCCGATGGCACTTATTTATTTGTTCGGAGACTTTTGATTTCAAAGTAAAACACCAATAAAAAGGCCAAAAAATCCCCAAAATGTATTTAATTTAAAAGTAAAATATTATAATAAATTTCTATCGTCTTCCTATCTATCTTTCTATATACTTTCTCTCTATCTCTCCTATAACAAAGTCAAAAAAATCCCGAAGGCAATAAAATCTAAGGGTAAAATATATAATAAATACTTTAATATAAATAAAATAGGTCGGGGTGGGGGTTCTTCTTAATATAAAACGAAACCTTTTTCTCTTATCTAAACAAAGTCAAAGTGAAAAAATTCGGGAGCATCTGATTTTCCTAAATCAAAAAGTTAAAAATATTCTTGATATTCTCTTAAATCTGATGTAATATACTTTATATGGCAACTAATATTAATCTTAAAACTATGTCTGTTGTAGAACTAAAAAGTATCCTGTTTGATTTACAATCTCTAATGACTCAAACACAGCAAAATTTTAAAATAGTTTCTCAAGAGTTACAGTCTCGCCAACCCGAACCAGAATACGCAGCGGCACCCACCTCAACGGCATCTACTGGTGAGACAACAGAAAAAACTATCGCGGCCTATTAATAATTTATTAATTAAAATAATAAAATATGAAAAAACACAAGAGTAATGATCGTGTGCAGGATAATAGTGTCCGCATCGAACAGAGGGACAAAATTGCTCAACCATTTGGGATCACCCCTTTTAAATGGACAGTAAAACAGCAAAAACTCATTGATACGGTTTTGGACAAGAACACGCAGGTGGTCTTCATTAAGGCTCCTCCTGGAGTAGGAAAGACTTTATTATCGCTTTACTGTTCTTTGGTATTATTAAACAAGAAGTCCTTGGGTGAAATTGTTTTCCTGCGAAACCCTATCGAATCATGTTCAAAAAGCATTGGGTTTCTCCCATCGGACAAATCCACGAAGTTGGATGTATATGCAACTCCATTATATGATCATTTAAAAGAACTTGTGGACGTGCCCACACAAAATAAACTCTTGAAAGACGAAAGAATCACCATTGATAGTGTGGGATTCTTAAAAGGAATTACCTTTCATAACAAGGCCATTATATGTGATGAGGCAGAGGATCTTAATTTTGCCGAAATCAGATTAGTGCTTGGTAGACTGGGAAAATTCTCGAAATTGTTTATTATTGGTGACGAAAAACAATCCAATATTAAAAATAGTGCTTTTTCACAGATATTTAAGTTGTTTAATACTAAAAGCGCCGCCGAACATGGTATTTTTACATTTGAATTCACATCGGACGACTGTATGCGTAATGAAATGATGAAATTTATTTTAGGGGAATTAGATACACTGACAAACTATAACTAACATATATTATAGTTAGTCTATGTATTACGCCCAAGAAGCAATCAAATGCTCCTTGGGTTTTTATTTCGCTGATTCACTCTAAATCAATCTGTAACTGAACACTGTTGTCTTTTATTCTTTTTTGTGCTATATCAAAATACTCCTTGTCCTTCTCTATTCCAATAAAACCTCTATTTAAATTCTGACACGCTATACCAGTTGATCCAGAACCCATGGTAAAATCCAAAACAGTATCATTTTGATTAGTATATGTTTTAATTAAATACTCCAATAAATCTATTGGCTTTTGAGTTGGGTGAAATTGTTGAGATGTTTTATTATTGTCAAAATAGATAATGCGAGTTGGGTATCTTAACCCATCATCTATTTGAAAATAATTGCGTTCCACCCCATAACAATCACACTTAGTTTTTTTAACATGGCCCCTTTTATATACTTTTTCTGCCTTGGTTTTTTGGGGATTATATATACATTGCTTTTTATAGAAAACGCTAATTAATTCATTATCGTTAAGTGGTTGTCTTTTGGCATTTAAAAATCCTGTGGTTTTATTTTTTTGATATATCCAATCATATTTGAACATTTCTATATTACTAATTCTTAAACGACTAGAAAAAGGTTCGCTTCCAAATAGACAAATCGCACCATTATCTTTAATTATTCGCAATAGTTGTTCCCACATTAAATCAAAAGGTATAACAGAGTCCCATTTACATTGAGTGGTTCCATAGGGAGGATCTGTCAAAACTAAATCAATACTATGAGAAGGGAACTCTTTCATTTTTTCTATGCAGTCTCCAAGGATTAAGTTAATGGGCATATATTTTTAATATCTACAACTTATACCTTGGGGATATTTAATATACGAGTCATATACTCTAATGCGGGATATATAGAAGGTTTCTCTTTATGAACCCAAACGACCCACTTAATGTTTGAGTTAAAAATGGTGCGGCAAAAATCTAGGCAATCCTTAATCTCCCTAAACGCAGCGAAGTCCACCACGATAGCGTTATAATCAATGGCACCAGATGTAAATTGATATTTCTTTAGTGCATCCAACGGTCTGTCCACATTGTCTATTTTAATATAATTAAAAAGAATTGAGCAATATTTGTCGGTAAAACACCACCCACAATATCTGCCGAACATATCACTAGCATATTCCAATCTTGTCTTCAAATTCTCTTTATTTATAATAAAAGGACTGTCTGGATGAAACTCTATTAGTATGGTTTGTGTTTTGATGAAAAAATCAATTTTATCCCTCTTATCCAACTTATTGAATTGTTGCAACATAAATAATCAGTGTAATACACATTTATTATAAATATTTATCTATTTTAATATAATATAATTATATGTCATTAAATAATTTTTGCCACAACTGCGGAAAAAAAATGGAATCTGGTTGGAAAGCGTGCCCTTTCTGTTCAACATCTTTGGCGTCGCTATCTGAACAACCAAAGACACAGCAACAACAACATCCTCGTTATAATGATCAACTATCTACTGTCGCACTAGTTGAAAACGGAGAAGAAGACTCAGATAGTTATATAGATACTATGGCGCACTATCAAGCACGAATCGATGGCCTCCAAGTAGACATAGAAAAACCCCGTAATATTAATAAAGATACTATTGAGGCATTGGCTAAAAACCAATTTGTTAATGTATCAAACGAAAAACGGATAATCCCTCCCACTTTGTCACCAGAAGAAGCTATTAAACAGTTCCAAAATGAGGCATCGGCGATCAGACCAGTATGATAAGTATATCATTATTTAATAATTAATATATTTATTATTATGGAAGATAAAACACCCATTAAGCTAAGGTCTTTTGAAAATTGTTATCCAACAATCTTAGAAGAAGTACAAAAAAGAAGACACAAGTGGACACTCACAAGTATTGCATCGATTTCTTACGAGGATGTTCAGCAAATTATTCTTCTTCATATCTGGAAGAAGTGGTCACTATATGATCAATCTCGTCCTCTACTTCCATTCTTAAATATATTAATCTCTAATCAAATTAAAAACCTTATACGAAATCTTTATAGTAACTTCTCAAGGCCATGTCTAAAATGTGAGGCATCTGTTGGTAGCGATGGATGTAAAATTTATACTCTACAATGCGAAGATTGTCCATTATACACTAATTGGAAAAAACGTAAGGAACCAGCGACGAATATTAAACTTCCTTTGTCCATAGAAAATCATACAAACGAAATAAATACTATTTTTGATAGTTCATTAGATATTTCTTGTCATATAAATCAAGCGCATGTGGTTATGAAAAAAATACTCAAACCAATAGAATATAAAATTTATGAGGGTTTATTTATTTTGCATGAAAGTGAATCGGTAGTAGCCAAACGATTAGGTTACATTTCTAACGAAACCAAAAGGGCTCCAGGATATAAGCAAATTCGCAATATTCGCAAAAGTATCATTGCGAAGTTCAAGAGGGCACTGACCGAGGGTTTGATCGATATTTACTGATTATGCTTGAATTAAATAAAATTTATTTAATGGATTGTATCGAAGGAATGAAATTGATAGATGATAAGTTTATTGACTTAACCGTTACGTCACCACCTTATGATAATTTAAGAACTTATGGGAATATTTCTACTTGGAATTTTGATTTATTCACAAAAGTTGCCAGTGAATTATTCAGAATTACTAAAGATGGTGGTGTTGTGGTCTGTGTTGTTGGAGATAAAACAGATAAAGGAAGCGAAACAGGATCAAGTTTTCGGCAGGCATTATATTTTAAAGATATTGGATTTAATTTACATGATACAATGATATACGCCAAAAATAATCCAATTCCATTAACTCATAATAGATATGAACAACAATTTGAATATATGTTTATTTTTAGTAAAGGAAAACCTAAAACATTTAATCCATTATTAGAAAAATGTAAAACTGCTGGCAAAAATCAAAATCAAAGAACTTTTTGGCAAACGTCCAATGACACAGAAAGAAAGCCAGCTCATAAACTCGAACTTGTTAAAGAAACAAAATATCGTTATAATATTTGGTATTATTCTGTAGGTGTTGTAAAAGGGAAAAAACATCCAGCACCTTTTCCTGATCATTTGGCCAATGATCATATTTTAAGTTGGTCGAACGAAAAAGATATTATATTAGACCCATTTGTAGGTTCGGCGACAACAGCCAAAGTATCTAAATTATTGAATCGTAATTTTATTGGATTTGAAAATAATGAAAACTATTATAAAATAGCCTGTAATCACATAGGACAAATTTAATATGGAACTTACACCAGAACAAAAACAATTAATTTTAGATACCTGGAACGCAACTCCAGACGCCCCACCGTCTTTAAAAACATTGGTCGAACTTATTTTTGGAGAGGGCGTGGACGGTAGAGACATACGGGGCAAGT